AATCCTTATGCAATGAGTAAATATAGTATGGAACAAATTGCTCCTGCAAATAGTTTAGGTATGAGATTTACTACTGTATATGGACCAGGTGCAAGAGAACAAATGTTGATACCTAGAATATTAAAAAATAATGTGCCATATATTAATACAAATCATAGTAGAGATTTTATACACGTATATGATATTTGTTCAGCGATTGAATCTTTATTAAGACAAAAACAAATTACAGCATTTGATGAAAAGAGAGGTGTGATAGATATAGGGACAGGCACTACACATAAGTTAACTGATATAATGGACCACTTTGGAATTATTACTGAAAAAAGAGTTGCTGGTGATACTGAAAGACTTGATAACAAAGCTAATATAGATGTAATGGAGAGTTGTGGTTGGGAACCACAATATAAATTATATAAATATATAGAAGAGAATAGGAGAACGAATTAATGATAACTAAAGACAATTACATTACAGCTCATTTTATAGATAATGAAAGAAAGAATATTGAAATTTTATTAAGAAATGACACAGGAACATCAATGAATCCTCATATCATAGAATATGATACTAAACACCTACATTGTCAAGAATTATTAAAGCTTTGTTCTTTAGACGAACTTCACGAAAATACATATCAGAAAAAAAAAGAAGAGAAAAAACATTTTGAAGAAATGGTAATTAGAATTGCCCGAAAGGATGGTTTAATATTTGATGAAAAGAAATTAGATACAAAATTTTATCCTACACTTGTTAAAGCAATTTTTGATGAAGAAGATAATAAAGACCATTTATTTGCTTTAAAGTTAGCTTTGTTTGAAATTGAAAAAATTAGAGATTCAAAAGATACTGCGAAAAAAAAGATATTAAGAACATCTAAAACTAAAATAGAAGTATTAAAAACTGCTTTTGAAATTTGTAAATGATTAAAAAATATGAACATAGTATGTACTGGTAAACCAGGTGATGGATTATTACGTTATAGTTATGAACATTGTTGTTATTTAAATTCTGTTGGTATTAAATGTCAAGTAGTTATTATTCCCAATCCTAAACACACTAAAGAAGATTATATAAAGGCAATTAAAGACCAATATAAGACTTATGAAAATATAGTCTTTGACCATTATACACCAACTACAACTGAAACTACTTTGATTATGGGTAGAAGTATGTTAACCTTAGCATACCTTGATAGAAAAGAATATACAAAAGACCAGTTATTAACTATACATTTACTATTCAGTAATAATGTAATAGCACTTTATGCTGAAAACCATCCTAAAGAATATCCTTTAGCATTAGAATATTTTAAAACTAAAAAGGTTTATGACTTATGCGATTATAAAGTCTATCCAAATGGTGTTGGTACACAATATGAAAAGATAATTAATTTTGAAGTTTATAAACCTATTAAAGATGATATTCAATTTAAACATTTATTTTTAGGAACAAACGAAATATATTATAAGGAATTAGAAAAGGTAATTGATAAGTATCCAGACCACGGAATTATAACTTATAATGAGAAATGGATTAATCCTAAATTAAATAATCTATTTGCCCCTATATCAAATATACTAGGTAAATTTGAAACCTATGTTTATACAAAACCAAACTTTGATCCAGCACCTAGACTCTTTGTAGAGTTTAAATGGTTAGGTAAAAATGTAGAGTATTTGAGAGATAAGAATATAAAAGATGGTGGTATGATTTATTGGAAGAGACCTGTGCCTACAAAGCAGATATATTCTGACAACATAAATATTCTAGTTAATTTAATAAAGGAAATAAAATGACTAAATATGATAATATCAATCTTCGTGAAAAATATGAAGATCCTACAAGTGGTGTAGAATTTTTTACACGTCCAAAAGGTATTAATATAGATATTACACATAGATGTCCATTAGAATGTCCTAGATGTCCAAGACAAACAGTTTTTAAAAATAATAATGAAATTGTTTATGGTCACGATATATCTTTAGATGATATAAAAAAAGTTACAAAGTATTTTAAGCGTTTTGATTTTTGTGGTCAACTATCTGATCCTGTCCATCACCCAAAATTTATAGAAATTTTAAAACACCTTTATGATAATAATGTATGGGAGACTTCTATTCATAATGCCTCTTCAGCAAAATCAAAGTCTTGGTATATAAAAGCATTTCAAGCTAACCCTACTGCTAGATGGATATTTGGTATAGATGGATTGCCTGAGGAAAGTTGTTTGTATAGAGTTAATCAAGATGGTGAAAAGCTTTTTAATATTATGTTAGAATCAAAAAAACATTTATTAAATCCACCGTGGTGGCAGTTTATTATTTTTAGTTATAATGAACACCATTTAGAACAAGCAAAAAAGATGGCTAAAGATAATGGAGTATATTTTATAGAGGTACAATCTTCAAGGTGGAATGATAACCCAAATATAGATAAAATAGACCCATTACGACCTTCAAAAAAATATCTTATAGAGGAACCATATGTAATGGCGGAGCACAAAACTTTAAGCGCTAGAGGTAGAGAATTGGATTATTTTTTTGGAAGAAAAAAAGAAGAAAAATGAAATTTAAACCAAAATGTTTAAGAAATGAAATACAATTGGCAATGACAAATAGAGGACATTTAATACCTTGTTGTTATTGTGATTGCCGATGGTCATTAAAAACTCCTGTATGGCAAAAAATGTTAAAGGTTAGTAAAGTTAGTGAAGTTGAAGATATTGAAGAAATATTATTTTCAAAAGAATGGTTGGAGTTTGAAAAAAACCTAAGAACAGAAAAAAATATACCTCAAATTTGTATTGAAACTTGTACGGAAACCGATGATGATTATTATAAGATAAAAAAAGAAACTTTTTTGGATCCTGAAGGTAACAAAATAGGAAAAGAGATTGTATGAAGAAAGGATTAGAAGAAGTATTAAATATAGTTTTTGATGAAGAAATAACAAAAATAATATCAAATCAAGAGTATATAGGAATGAGGCTTAGCGGAGGTATTGATTCTGCTTTTCTTTGTTATTTGACAATGACAAAGTTTCCAAAAAAGAAAATAATTCCTATTACAATGTATAATAAAATACGGCCAGCAGCCGAAAACTCCGTTAATAAAGTACTAGAAGTCCTAAAAAAACTTAATCCAAATAGCACTTTAGTAGAACAAGAAATAGGATGGTTTGACACAACTGGATTTGAACCAACCCAAAAACAGCGTGATGATTTTGTAAAAACTGGAATAAAGTATAATCCAAAAGATATTTTTCAAAATAAATGGTTTGCTAGTATTTTTGATAAGTATAACGGAAAATTAAATATATTTTTTTCTGGAGAAACACATAATCCACCACTTGATGTTCAAGATGAATTAATTCCAACATTTAGAGAGTTCCCACCAGATAGAAATAAAAAAGTGAAGCACTTATTAGGTAAATATAGGCATAAAGGAATTATGAGATATGAATGGAAACCTTGGAGAAATAGGACTAAAAAAGAGCTAGCTTTTTGGGTTAAAGAGTTAGGACTTTTTGAAACATTGTTTCCTGTAACCGAATCTTGCGAGCTTGAAACAATACATTATGAAAGATATACAAAAGAATTCAAGATAATATACCAAAATATTGGAGTTGAGCCTTGCAGGCGGTGTTGGCCGTGTAGAGAGAAGTGGTGGGCATATGGTTATTATGATTTTATGACGGAAGAGGATTGATAAAAGCTATAAATGAAAAAAATATTATTAGTTAGTGGTGATAGTTATACAGATACCAATTGGATAAGTGATTATCACAATATAGGTCCCAATGCTTGGTCAATGTGGCCAGAGTTACTAGCAAAAAAATTAGATTTGGAGTGTATAAATCTTGCCTATAGTGGAGCAGGCAATGAATATATTTACTTTAGTTTATTAGATGAGATAGCAAGGATTGATTCAAATGATATTGGATTGATAGTAGCAGGTTGGTCTCAATGTCATAGACGAGATTGGAATATAAAAAATAAATGGCACTTTAGTAATTATGTTAACGAAATAAATGTATTTAATAATGATATGAATGCTCATATAAAAAAAAGTTTAAGATATTATTATAGTCTTCAGGAGGTATGTAAATCTAAAAAAATACCTTATAAGGGAGTTCAAATAATTCATATGTTTCGTGGTTGGTCTTGGGATCCTAACTTAAATAAACAAACAGAAGATGAACAATCTTTTAAGAAAAAATATTTAAATTTTATTCATAATAGTATTTATTTTAATAAAATAGATGAAAATTTTATAGGTTTTCCTGGTGATAAAGATTTAGGTGGTTTTAGTATTAAAAGTGATATATTAGGTGGGTATGAAAAAGAAAGTTTAGAGTGGGCAGTTTCAAAAAGAGATAATCATCCTAATGCAAAAGGACAAGAAAAAATAGCGGAGTTTTTATATGACAGGTTGGGATAGAGAATATTTAGCAAACAAAGAAGCGTATTTAAAAATCTTTGATAGTGCTATGCAACAAGAACAGGAACAAAATGTAGAGTTCCTTGAAAAGAGTCTTACTAAAATAACAGGTAGAAAATATGCTGTTGCGTGTAATAGTGGAACAGACGCTTTACATTTTGCTTTAATTAGTTTAGGTGTTAATGCTGGTTATGATGTATTGACAACTCAATTTTCTTGGATAGCAACAGCGTCTTGTATATCTATGGTAGGTGCAAGACCTGTGTTTTGTGAACCTAATATTTTAACTTATCATATGGATTTAGATAGTATTAAAAGAATGTGGACGCCAAGAGTAAAAGCGATAGTGTATCCACATCTATTTGGTAGTATGTCTGAAACAAAAGAGATATTAGATTTTTGTAAAGAAAAAGAGATTGCATTTATAGAAGACGCCGCTCAAGCATTAGGTGCTAGTTTAAATGATGTTAAGGCAGGTTCAATAGGAGATGTTAGTTGTTTAAGTTTCAACGCAAATAAAGTTGTCGCTGGTATTGCTGGTGGTGGGGCAGTCTTAACAGATGATAAAGACAAAGCAGAATTGTTTAGAAAGTTAAGAAGACACGGCAACAATGAAGTGTTAGGTCGTAACTCAAAAATGTTAATGCTTAATGCTTGTTTTATTAACTTTAGATTAAAGAAGATGAACGAATGGATATCTAAAAGACAAGAGATAGCAAAACAATATGATGAACAATTAAAAGATTATGTGACTATACAACCAACAACAAATGGTCTTAATCATAACTATCACAAATATGTTATTAGATTACAAAATAAAAAAGTAAGAGATAAGGTTAAAGATATGCTAAATGCAAAAGTACATTATGATAAACCTTTGTCTGAAAGTCCTATGTATCAAAACATTAATCATAGAAAAGATAAACAGTTTATTAGTAAAATTATTTGTGATACTATATTGACATTACCTATACACCCTTATATGAAACAAGAGGAGATTAATGAAGTTATTAATATAATTTTACTTTTGCACGACCAAGAAGCAGGAGAATTTGTAGAAAATATGAAAAGAGTATTAGGTGATGATATGTTTGACGCAAGTTTAGTCAATGAAACAACTGAACCTATTTACGATTATATTGTAGAGAAGACCTATCAAACACCAGGGTATATTGAAGACGTTGAGTTTAAAAGTAAAAGAAAGTTGAAGATAGCATTTAATAAATTTTATGAAAACCTTACAAGAGATACAAAATAATTATTTAGCGGTAGATTTTTTTCTATCAATGTCTTGTAATAAAGACTGCCACTATTGTACAAGTTATACTTTAGAAATGAGAAACTTGACAGTAGATATGGTCTTTTTGAAAAGCACTTTAGAGAAATTTAAAAACTATAAGATGAGAATATGTTTACTTGGTGGTGAACCTGGACTAATTAAAAATTTAGATAAAGTTATTAATGAAATTAAAAAGTATCCTAATTTTGTTTGTTCAGTATTATCAAACTCTTTTGTTAGAAAAAGATATCCTGAAGTATTAGAAGATAAAGATATATTATATGTTGAACATAATATATTAGACTTCTATGAAAATGAAGTAAAGATGTTAGGCAACTTTGATTTTGTACCTGAAAATGATATGAATAATTATAACGTAGTTGTAAAGACACCAAACTATTTTAAATATAAAGACAATCATAAAGAAGTAATAAAAAAGTTAGACCATAAAAATACTATGTGGAAAGCATTTAATGGCAGGTCACCAGAGTTTACAGATGTTATACAAGCAGATGAAATAGATAGAAAATTGTGTGCTTCTTTTCCAATGGTGCCTGTAATAAATTTTGAAACAAAAACTATAGTACATTGTAGTAAAAAGTTTGCTAATAATAAAGAGTTATCAAAAGAGTGGGACATTACACAGGAGAACGTTGATAAGATGATGAACTTTAGATTATTTAAATATGAAAACTATTGTAAGACTTGTACTGAATTTGTACCACCAAAAGGACATTTTCCTATGAGGAAATATGCGAAGTTATTAAATGACTAAAATATTTGCAGTAGCATTAAACTTACACGACCATAATACCTATAATGGTGTATGGCATAATCAAAGAGAAAGATTTACTAGGTTTAAACATAATCTACCATTAAAGGCAGACTCTTATGCTCATCAAGAACAATTAAACACAAATGATTATGAATTAAATAATGAATTTGTTAAAGACTATTTTAAAAAACAAGAAGGCGCTGTGTTAGGTTTTTCAATGACAGTTGGTGGTATTAGAATGTGTAAAGATATATTACCAAAAGAAGTATTAGATTATAAACCTAAAGAGTTATGGGATCATTATCACAAAGATGGTGTTTACTTTATAGACCATCATCAATCACACGCTACATACGCATACATCAATTCTGGATTTGAAGAATCAGATATAGTTGCTATTGATGGTATTGGTTATAAATTTAGATGTATATTTGTTGATAGAAATAAGAAGATAACAGATTTATCAAAAGAGTTACCAATAGGTTGGTTATGGAATCAAATGTCTAAACTAGCTGGATTTGGTTCGTTAGGTGCAAGTAAATTAATGGGGTTAGTTGGTTATGGAAAATTTAGTCAATACTATTATGATGTCTTTGAAACAATAATTAGTGGAGATATAAAAGAAAAGAAATATAAAATTCACGAACTAATTAACATTGAAAAATATGGTCGTCAAGATTTAGCATTTACATTACAAAAATTTACAAATGATAAAATTAAAGAACATATCTATCCACTTAAAACTTGCGACAATCTTTGTTTAGCTGGAGGAGTTATATACAATGGTTATTTAAATGAAGAGTTTACAAAACATTATAAAAATGTTTATATACCACCTGCTGTGGGAGATGAAGGACAAGCATTAGGAGTTTATCAACACGCTGATTATGTATTGAATAAGAATAAACATAAGACAGAAACTTTTGCTGGAAAAAAACACGACAAAGCCAGTACTCTATATAAATTTAAACTTTTTTTGTTAGAAAGCGAACATAAATCTACTGGTTTTTTAGAATCTTTAAGTTTAAATTCTGTTGCTCAAGAAATTGCTAATGGAAAAATAATAGGTTGGTATCAAGGCAAATCAGAAAGTGGTAACCGTGCATTAGGTAATAGATGTATATTAGCAGACCCTAGAAATCCTGATATTAAAAATATTATAAATCGCACAATCAAAGATAGAGAAGACTTTAGACCATTTGCGCCAGCAGTATTAGAAGAACATTATCAAGAGTACTTTGATACGAATAGTCCTAGTCCTTATATGTCAAGAATATGTAAAGTTAAATCTGATAAAGTGCCAGGTATTACTCACGTTGATAATACTGCTAGAATACAAACAGTTAATAAACAATTTAATAAAAAGTTTTATAATCTTATTAATGAGTTTTATAAAATAACAGGCATACCAATGCTATTAAATACTAGTTTTAATTGCCACGAGCCTATTGTTGAAACACCAGAAGACGCAATTAGAACTTTTAAAAGAACAGCATTAGATTTAATGGTTATAAATGATTATGTGTGTAGAAAACACTCCTTCTATGCGTGGAAAAAATCAGATTTGGTGGGAAATGATTGATATAAAATTATTTAAAAATATAATGCAAGAGGCAAGAACTAATACTGACCTATTAGATTCATATAGTCCTAATCAGTTTAAATCTAAAGAGAGATTAATAGATTTAATTAAAAATTTAAATATGGAATTTCAAGATGTTGTTATATTAGGTTGTTGGTATGGTAGTATTTTAATTCCTGCTCTTAAAGAATCAAAAAGGATTACAGCTATTGATATAAACCCAAAAACTATTAGTATTGCTAAGAATAGATTATTTAAAGATTGGAAAAATGTTGATTTTATTACAAGTGATGTTTTTTCTAAAGATAGATTTGGTAGAATTAAGAATGCAAATTTAATTATTAATACTTCTTGCGAAAATATGAAATCAATGAAAGAGTTGGAAGCATTAAGTGAATCTAAATCTTATTTTGCTTTTCAATCAAATGATATGTATGATAACTATGATAGTATAAATTGTGTTCAAGGTATTGGTGAATTTAAAAACCAATTACCCAATAATGCAAAAGTATTAATTGAAGATGAAATAAAAGACGATAGAGGTATTAGATTTACATTGATAGGTAAGTTATGAAAAGAGTAATCTATAGTCTTTATGTTGATGTACCTGCAACGGAACATTATGGTCAATCTAAACAAAAAAGTGATACGGTAGCCAAAGCACAAATAACTGTTAAAGCATTTAAAAAGCATTATAAAAGGTTAATTGATTCCAAACGCAAATATGCTAACAGAATAGGTGCAAGTTTTATTATGTTTGAAAATGATAAACAGTATAAGACATATGAAAAAAATCTACGTAAAGATTTTCCTGAATTAACAGGTTATGAAATAGTTAATTTCTATAAGATACATTTACTATATCATTTAGCAAAAAAGTATGATGAAATTTTGTATTTAGATTTTGACGCTGTACCTGTAACTACTGATTCA